ATTTGGGTTCTTTCTGATTTCAATTTACAAATTGAATATCTATCAATGATGTCTCCTATTGCAATTTTCATATTTTATATTAATTTTTTTATTTTTTTTATTAAATTGAATTCTTCATTAAAATATCTATTTTTTATTTTTAATAACTCAGGTATCATTTGATTGTATAGTTCATCTATATTATCATAAATCCATTTTAATTTATTTTGAACATACTCATAATCAGTTATATTATCTAGTAAAATATATCCATTCTCTGGCCAAAATTCTTTTATATTAGTGCATCCAAAATAAATTGGAATTGTGTTAGATAATATCGCGTCATAAAATCTTTCAGTTATAAAATATTTTTCATGAGCATTTTCAATTGCTAGTACAAATTTATAATCTCTTAGCGCATCAATATTTTTTATTACATATTCCTTTAAATTTTTATTATTATCTCCCCATCCGTAAAAGTCGATAAAATCAACCGTATTTGTTAAATTTTTTAACAATGCAATTCTTTGTGGGTAAAGGCAATTCTCATGAAAATTTAAATGATCGATACCTCTTTGTGAAACAAGAGATGAAATCTTTTTATATTTTGTAAAATTACATGATTTTAAATTTTTATAATTCCAAAACTCTGGATCTGTTCCTGTTCCGCCATAAAATCCGTGCGAAATAGTTTCAATTACGTAATTTTGCGGTTCGTAAATTGATTTTTCAAACCCAAAAACATTAATATTATCTATATTTTGGAAATTCTTCTGATGAATTCCATTCCATGATGGCTCTTGAGGAAATAAATACATCATTCTATTTTTAGTTGCAACCTCAGTTACATATCCAAATATAATCATAATATCATAGGAATCATCATAAACAAAAGACATATCTTTTATATCATTATCAGATATAAGAAATTGTTCTATTAATCTTTTAGTGATTTTTTCGCTCGTTTCCCAATTGCATGTAACTTTTATTCTTGTCATTAATATTTCAATTTTTCTATATTATTTCTATTATGTACTACTTTAAAAATTTGTTGTTCGCCATATTGGTACATTTCACCCATATTATATCCTGATAATTTTGCGGATATTCCAATTTCAAATGCTTCCATAGCAGGGTTAATAAAGTTTTTTTCTTGTGATTCGGCTCTATAACAAAAATCTTCCATAATTTGGCACATATGAATTAATTTACTATTATTTTTAATTAAAAAAATATGTTCATTGGGCATGCTAGCATCCATCCATTCAAATGGTCCGTTTTCTGTAGTTACATTGTAAAAAATAAATTTTTCACTAAAAAGAGTTGCATGAGATGAATTTTCATGATTTTTTAACTCGTTTTTTATAAGCAGATCTACTCTCGTAGCCATCATATCATATCCATTCTTTTCATATTTTTCTATATTATCAAAAATAATTTTTGTATCCCAATTTTGAGTTAATCCAGCATCACAATCAATATATAAAACCCAATCATATTTTGATTCAATATCTTTTATAGCAAAAAATTTTAATAATTGATTAAAACCCCCCATCCAAATTTTATGAGATTTCAAATCAACTTGTCGTATTATCACCCTATCATTCCACTCTTCAATAAATCTCTCTTTAAAATTTGTTGAAACTAATATATCACAAGGCGTTTTTTCTAAAACGTCATTAATCGTTCTTTTAGTATATGTGGAATACATTTCAGAATTCTTTTTACCCTCATCAATAAAACAAATAATTGAAAATAATATTTTCATAATCCAATTCTATAAATTTCCAGTTAATCTTTCGCACCAGCCTTTAGATACGCTATGTGGCCAAACTACCCAATATTTAGGTTGGTATGATGTTTCAAATGTTCCCCAAATTTTGCAATATTTATCAGGATCATTCATCATCCGCTGTATTTCGTTTTTATCAACATCTTTTCGATACAATGTGTCATTATTTTCACTATGAAACGCTACCGCCCAAAAATCATAATCTTTTTCAGGAACTCTATCAAATCCAACATCTATACAATGCTTAAATATCCTAACAAATGATTTTTCATATTCTTCTCCATATAATATTGGATTTGGGGCTAATTTATTATCCATTGTATATTGTTGAACAGCTCGTCTTTTAAACGACAATCCCGAATATCTTTCATAATCCTCAAGAGTTCGAACCTTTCCAAAGTCATATATACCAAAATCAATATCTTTAACTCTTCCGTCCATTTCAAATAATTTTCTATTCCTTTCGTGGCACTCAGAATTTCTTTTTCCCCAATCTCTATTATCATCCCATTGTTTTGTTCTACCCTTTCTTGTATATTCATGCCAAGCAATAATTTTATGCGGATGAAATAAATCATAACCCCAAGTATAAGCCCTGGCTGTAATTGAAATTTCTTCGCCATGAAAATAATAATTTGGATCGTGAGGGACTTCCTTAACAAAATTACCTGTTGTAAATGCAAAATGAGCAGAATAAAATCTTGCTGGTATTGGCTCAATTAATTCTTTAAAATTATCAATGGACGCTGGTTTAAAAAAAACAACCCCATCTGGCGTAAACCTGTCAAAATCCATTTTCCATGGAACATTTGATCTACCTTGTGGATCATTATCTGGATCAAAAGAAGAAACATAGGTTGTTAATATTGGCTTTTGATATCCCTTTTCTTGTAATTGTTTATACATTTTAATTAATTCCTCATCCCAATTTTCCACAAATCTGTGATGCGAATCTAACTGAAAAGTATATTCCTCGCCGTTATAATTTTGTTGCAACTTATTTCTTGCCCAACAAACCCCATCAGTATCTTTATAGTTAATATCGATGATTTTAAATCTTTTATCATTCTTATATTCGTCAAGATTATCCCATATATCATCTGGTGAATGTTGCCAAGCAATAGAAAATATAAGATTTTTAGGGTATTTTGATTTTTCAATACAATCTTTTAATGTTGGAAGTAATAATGGATCTCGGTAAGATGCAATTTGAATAAAAATTTTACTTTTTTTCATATTATTAATATAAATTTCCTGTTAATCTTTCACACCAACCTTTAGATATACTATGCGGCCAAACTACCCAATATTTAGGTCTGATAGATGTTTCAAATTCTCTCCAAATCTTACAGTACTTGTCTGGATCCCTCATCATCCCGTCAATTTCGTTTTTATCAGCATCTTTTCGATATAGTGTATCATTATTTTCGCTATGAAAAGCCACTGCCCAAAAATTATAATCTTTTTCAGATACTCTATCATACCCAACATCAATACAATGTTTAAACATTGTTACAAATGATTTTTCATATTCCTCGTCTGTAAGAATAGGGTTGGGAGGTAGTTTATGATCCAAAGTATATTGCTGAACTGACCTTCGTTTAAATGAAACTCCTGAAAATTTTTCATAATCCTGGAGAGTTCTAACATTTCCAAAATCATATGGGCCGAAATCAGCATCTCTTACGGCGCCATCCATTTGAAATAGTTTCCTAGTCCTTTCAAAAGATTCGTTATTTTTAATGTACCATGTTTTACTATCGTCCCAATGCTTTTTTTTGTTTTTCCTTGTATATTCATGCCAAATAAAAACTTTATGCGGATGAAATAAATCATAACCCCAAGTATAAGCCCTCACGCTAATAGACACTTCTTCGCCATGAAAATAAAAATTAGGATCGTGAGGAACTTCCTTAACAAAATTACCTGTTGTAAAAGCAAAATGAGCGGAATAAAATCTTGCGAGCTCAGGGGTATCCAATTCTTTATAATTGTCGATAGCTGCTGGCATTGTATGAACAACACCTTCTGGAGAAAATCTGTCAAAATTCATTCTCCATGGAACATTAACTCTTCCTGCAGGATCATTAGTTGGCTCATAAGATGGAATATATCCAGTTATTAATGGTTTTGGATATCCTTTTAGTTGTAGATCCTTATACATTTTAATCAATCCCTCATCCCAGTCTTGAGCAAATCTATGATGTGAGTCTAATTGAAGTGTATATTCTTCATTATTATAATTCTGTTGTAATTTATGTCTTGCCCAGCATACTCCCTCTGATTCCAAATACGGGATATCAACTATTTTGAATCTTTTATCATTCTTATATTCGTCAAGATTATCCCATATATCATCTGGCGAATGTTGCCAGGCAATAGAAAATATAAGATTTTTAGGGTATTTTGCCTTTTCAATACAATCTTTTAATGTGGGAAGTAGCTCTTGGTCTCTGTAACTTGCGATTTGGATTAGTATCTTATTCTTTTTCATTAATAAAAATTATATCAGTAATATAAGAAAAATACAAAGAATATTAAAGGAAAAATTTGTTTTAATTGATTTTTTTACTACATTTGTAAAAAATAATTTTATGAAAAAGACATATCAGCCATTTATTATTGAGAAAGCCGATGAAATTCTTGAAATATTAAAAGATGATATTAATCCATCGGATCATATGAAAGACCGGCTTTGCATGATATTAACGAAGAAATTTATTAATGGAAATTTAAATGCCGAGGATGATGTGAAAACAGTTTTTGATTCGGAAGAAGAGCTTTTAAAATTTGTTAATGAATGTTATACCTATGAAAGCTTAATATCATTGATGGAAAAGGGGTTTGTTAATATGTATGACGATGATGATAATGAATTATTTTTTCTGACAGAAAAGGGTAAACAATATGTTGAAGAAATAAAAAAAAATATTTAAACTTCCGTAGGTTGTGGAATTTGTGGAGTATAAACCTTTCTTTTATATTGTTTAACAATATCTTTAAGCTTAGTAATGTTACCTTGAGCTCCGATGAGATATGATGATATTGACATCATTCTTTTATTTGTTGCATTTTTCAATCCGCTTGGCATGCTACCCTGAAGCTTCATAAATTCTTTCTGGGTTTCGTTTAATGAATTCTGTAGCTCTTCAATTTTAAATTGAATTCTGTTAAAATCCTGTCTGGAAACCTTAGATATTTCCTCATTTATTAAAACAGTCTCTAAAGCTTTTTTAATTTGTTCTTCGGTAATAATAATTTTTTCCATATCTTATAAATACTTTTCTATTGTTTAATTTGGTAATCTCATATATTTTTTTTATTTTTGTGATATGAAAGACTTAAAATTTGACCTGAATGACATTGTAATTGTACCTGCTGAAGGAAGCGATGTTGAAAGTAGAAGTGAATGTAATGTAACTTCAGAATTTAATGGATACAATATGTTACCATTAATAGCCTCTCCAATGGACACGGTTGTATCTTCAAATAATTATGCGTGGTTTTTAACTAACAACATAATTCCATGTCTACCAAGAGGGACAGAACTTTCAATGATACACAGATCTCTAAAACAACATATGTTTTTCCAGTCATTTAGTTTATGTGATATTGAAACACAATTACGCTCAGACGATACCGATCCGAGTTATTTTTATAAATTTCCAAATGTCCTTATTGATATTGCCAGTGGTCACATGAATAAACTCATACCATTAATCAAAGAAATAAAAGAAAAATTTCCCCATGTTACGCTTATGATCGGTAATGTTGCTAATCCTGAGACCTTTGCTAATCTTGGTCTAGCTGGCGCCGATTATGTCAGATGTTCCATAGGCACAGGAGCAGGATGCACAACTGCTGCCAATGTTTCAATTAATTATCCAATGGGATCTCTTATTGAGGAATGTAGAAAACAAAAGGATGAACTGGGAATTAAAACAAAGATTGTGGCTGATGGCGGAATGAAAAACTATTCTGATATCATTAAAGCCCTTGCTCTTGGAGCCGATTTTGTAATGATCGGATCGATATTTAATAAAGCAATTGAATCTGCTGGGTTTAACTATCTTTATGGTATAAAAATATCCCAAAAGGCAGCAGAAACTCTCTGGAGATGGGGATTTCCTATTAAGAAAAAATATCGAGGCATGAGTACCAAGGCAGTACAAAGAAGTTGGGGTAAGTCCAAATTGGTAACTGCTGAAGGTATCACCAAATATCAGAATGTTGAATACACTTTGGAACAATGGATACAAAATTTCAGAGATTATCTTAAATCAGCTATGAGTTATTCTAATGCAAAAAAATTGGACGACTTTATAGGTGTCGCCCATTATGTATTCGTTACGGATGCCGCCAGAAGAAGATTCGATAAATAATTATTCAATTCTAAAATCAGGGTCGCTACCTTTCATTTCAAGGTCTCTAACCATTCCTTCTTTAACATATTTTCTAATAAGGGCGGAAACTGTTGCGTTTTGATCATTAGCAACACGCTCAATTTTTTTATAATATACTGGAACTATTCTAAAAGATAGCATGCGAACAAGCTGTCTGTGTTTAGGTTCATCTGAATGTCCAGGATGTGATGATTTTTCTTTTGATTTGTCACTTGCCATCGTAATAATTTCTTTATAAATATTTGGTATTCTTCTTTTTTTTCATTATATTTTAATAAAACGATAAATAAACGTTAAAAATTAAAAAATTATGGAAGACAACAAACCAAAAACTGAAAAAGCTCCAGCAATCGTCGAATGTAAAAAACTCTATCCCGAAACAACGAAAGAATTTAAAAAAATTCTAAATGAACAGTATGAATTGTTTTGCCGTAAACAACTCAATTACGGGCCCGACAACATCTCCGTAGGAACAAAATTATCAACGCCAGATGAGATAAAGGTTTCATTAACAGGAATCTGGTTTAGGTCTAATGACAAGATACAGAGGCTCAAACAGTTAGTTTTACTCAACAAACAAGATAATGTTGGCGAATCAATTCAAGATTCATTCGTTGATATGTCTGTTTACGGTATAATTGCTCAGATTGTTAGTAGAGGTAAATGGGGAAAATAATTTCTTTTTGAAAAAATAAAGGAGAGAAATATATTGTTTTTCTCCTTTTTTTATTACCTTTGTCTCGGAGAAAGTATTTATAAAAAAAGAAGGTATATGAAAGTTAATGTTAATCATCCCTCATTTATTTCTTTCCTTGAAACTATAACAAATAATGTCTTATCTGCTATAAAAATAGAAGATTATTTTGGATTAACAACAGAAAAAAAACTAACTGTTTCTTTTGCAGTTTTAAATCTCATAAAAAATAGCGCTAAAGTAAAAGCTAGCCTATCTGATACAGAATTAAAGAGCTTCATTATGATTCTTTGTAAGAAGAATGAAGAAAATGAAAATTATGAATTTGCAGCAGTTTTAGATGACATTATTAAAAATTACGAAACAATAAACAATTTATCCGCATCTGTGTCAAAAAAACCAATTAAACAGAAAAAAACTAATTCGGATTCAACTACGCAACAGTAGCCGCTGGGCTTGGTGGAGGAGTATCAATAATTATTGCATCTGATATTTCTATAAGGAAAAGTAACATTTCTTCTTCTTGATTTTTGGTTTTAAGAACAGTATCGCAATGCCACGAGTTTCTCACATCAAGAATGTGCCCTTCTTTAATTTTATCTTTACCAACTTTTCGGTAAACCCAGTATAATTTATCCTGATAATTTACCATTTCCATAGACTTTGATCCTAACATTAAGTATATTTTGCTGAAATATAATCAAAATTCTATTAATTACAACTATTAAACCCAATTATTTTTATATTTATATGTATGAAAAAATATATGCTTACTGAAAAACAAGTTAAAAAAGTGATTGACCATATTCTTAGTGAACAAGATATGAAAGTTCTTCAATCAAAAAAGAAAATATTACCAAAGGTAAAAACTATGAAATAAGATAGTTAAATTTATGTATATGAAATTTAAAGAATTACTTGAAGATATAGTTTATGAACAACATATTATCGATCCGAATGGAGATCAAGATCCTGAAGATCCTGAAGATGGCATCCACGGATTTGATGATCAAGAATTTGCTGGAAATGCAGAACCCGATGACGATGATCCTAATGGCGATAGAGAAGATTTACCAAATATAGGATTGAATATCGGAAGAAATCCAAAGTCATACGAAGACCAAAAAAAATTTACTAGAACTCAATTAATTAAGCTTAAGTGGAGAGATGAAAATCCTGCTATAACCGACCAACAGGCTAGCGACGCAGTTGCATTTTTTAATGAAAGAAAAGATAGATTAAAACCATATCATCCTTACGGATATATTGATCCTGCAACAAATAGACACTATATAAATTTACCAGAAATTGCTGCTCTTGTAGAAAGATTTCCAGATATGACGCACAATCTTTCGGATCCCGTGAAAATAAAAGATTTAAGTAATTATACATGGGAACAAATATCATTTTACATGAATAGAATTTATCGTCAAGCCATAGAAGTTGATGATGAAAACTGGGTTCCAGGTGATTTTACGGAAGACCAAAGAATACAAATGGCGCTTCAAAGATGGACAAAGCCATATAATCAACTTATACATGATGACACATTAACAATATATAAAGTTGAATGCAAGGCCGAGGCTGTTGCATTAGGTGCCCTTGACCATGCAATATTTAGAAAATATCATGACGAAAAAATTAGAAAAACGCTACCATTAGATGTTCGAAGAGAACTAATTGATATGTCATGGGCATCACAACCATGGTGTATTGCTCGTCCTATCGGAGGTCAATGGGGAGGTAATTTATGGACAAGTTATCGGCCAGGTAACGCTTTTTATTTTGTACTTGATAATAGTAAGCCAGAGTGGCATAAATATCATATTGCCGCTCTACAAACGCTTCAAGGTGGAACTTACAATTTATCAACAATGACGAATAATACCGAATATCCTGATTGGGAAACAATAGAAACAATATATCCAGGGTTAAGAGGTAAAAAAAATATGTTTCCTTGGTTTGGTACAACGCCTAGAGAAAAAATGGAGTTAACGCTTGATGTTATAACGTTTAGAAAAGGAGATCAACATGATTTCGCTGTTTTACCTAATGCGGTACATACCACATATATTGAAAATGGTAGATATGTTCGTAATGTGCGTTGTTTTTTAACATTATCTTTTTCAAATAGAAAATTATATATTGATAAAGCCAGTAAGGAAAATGACGATTACAAACAAAGATTTATTTGTGATGATGATAATGATCCATTTGGAATATTAGAAATTCTTAGAATTCAAAAAAAACCCGATGATTTATACAAATATCTTGACGGATTCACGTTAAAACAAAGATTAGGAATTCTAGATGGAATATTGGCAATTAAAAAAACCATAATTGGCACAAATTGGAGGAGATGGCTTTCTGATATTGATTCTGATCAAACATTAGTATCAGGAAGAAACGCACGAATGAGGACTGGCGATAAACCAAAATATGGAATATTAAATATCAATAACGCGGATATTATAAAAGATATACAATATATTGCGGAAGCCCCAAAATCATACATGCATCGCACGGCAAAAGATGATAATGGCAAACCAAAAATATACATATTTCAAAGGTACATATATTCATTGGGCAACGGCCAAATTGATCCAAATGAATATTTCTACTTCCTTTGCTTAAAAGACGCATTTACCAATAGACAGTCAGAACATTATTTACAAGGAAAGTATTATGATGGTAAAGAGGGGGATGCATTTATTCAGGATCAAATATCAAGAAAAGAGCTTATAAAAATTTAAATGAAAAAGGTAATATTAACCGAAGCACAAGTTGAAAATTTAGTGTCAAAATTTGTTACTGAACAAGTTCCAGCCACGCGCGAAACCGAATATACAATGGATGATGGTAGATATCGTATGCAGTGTGAATTTGATTTTGAATATGGGTATGACAATCTTATCCGATATAAGGGTGGCGAAATAGATAATATTGATAAGGCATTGGGTGAAGTTACATTTTCAATTGATACACAATCTGAAACATATGGTATTACAGAAATGAAAGTTACAGATATTCGTGGTCCAAAAGAGATAAAAGTAAAAATAAAATTTTATCCAGAAGGATCAAGCAGCGAAGATAAAGATTGGTGGGAAAAAAGAATTACCGAGGAAGTAAATATTCCGCTTGATTGGAGAAAAATAGAAATAGATGATTCTGGATATAAAATGAATTACATCGGTGTGAATAAAAGAATAACTGTGGGCGTGTTGCCAGATGGAAATGGCGGATTAATTGGTAAAAAAATTGAAATAGAAATAAAGAATTTAGCTCACGACGAAGATTAACACTTTACATTTTTTTTTTATTTTCCATATATTTATGATATAAGGATATATTAATGCAAAAAATCCACAATTATGTTTATATTACAACAAATTTAATTGATGAAAAACAATATGTTGGCGATCATTCTACAAATAACATTGATGATGGCTATTTAGGAAGTGGTATTTTAATATCAAAATCCGTTAAAAAATATGGTAAAGAAAACTTT